GGCCAGGCGAACGGGAGAAACCCCTTGCCTGTGACATCAGTCCCGCAAAAGATGCAGCCTCAGAAATGACGCTCATTGCTGAAGATCCTGCCGATGACAGACGACGTATCACATCAGTGACAACTTCAATTCTGTCAACGGCAGTTTCTATCAGACCTACCGGTGCAACCGCGTCCAACTTAGCGCCAGTGGACATGGCATTTGGGTCATAGACCCCCGGAACGGCATCAAGAAAACCATACAAAGTGGCACCATCCTGAATGTATTCAATGTGTTGAATAAATTCCACGTTTAGTGCACTACTAGAAATAGGCAAACCAGCACCAAAGATGCAAATTGCCGCCCAACCCTCAGTTGATTCCAACCCCAGTCCAGTCGAAGAATTTTCATTAGACGAAGCCGTGCGAAACCTGTAAACACCATCATCGAAAGCTCGACCTGGAATTATTAAAGGTCTCTCAGCCACCTCAACCAATGAAAATTTCTCAGACAACGGCATTTGAGCAAAACCAGCTTCGGTAGTTGGCCAGTCAAAATACGGTGGTGACGAGGTTAAATTCAATGGAACATGGGCTACCCAGAAATGACCGGAAGCCAATGTCAGCGAAGAGTCAGTGGTAATACGAACACCCCAGCCAACAGTACGATAGACGGAAGCCACTTGGACCAAAGCTCCCAGTTGAGGGGTTTGGGTCGCCGTTCCTCCTGTCCATGTAACTGTGCCTGCAGTAACATTAGCCGGCAAAAATGCATAATCATTTACGTGAGGTAAAAATCCTGCACTAACATAACCGGTAATATTGGACGTCAAATTGATTGCCGTCCTGATCACTGCAGTGCCAGTCGGATAACCGAAATTATCCGGGCTGCGCATACCATTGCATATTCCCAGAAAAGGGTTCAATTTCCCAATCAAACTGGGATGTAGAACCCCAACTTTGTGGGTCTTCTTCTTCTTCTTCTTCACGATGCTTCGAGTTGTATTACCCTTAACATCGATTTGGACAATTTTGGTGTTACTATTCGTTTTCTTTTTATTCCTACGTGCCATCACAATTTCCAATATATTTGTTTTAGAGCCGGCTAAATTAAACAAAACATGGACGATTAAGGCCACTATAGGATTCCAAATACTTATGCCCAAATAAACAAAATGCATTATAAGATTCAAAAGATTCCCATAATACAAACTTTCGACCAATCCAAAAACAATGGTGGCTGAAAACGGAAGATAATACCTCACCAATTCTTCCAGAAATGGTGAAAAATTTTCAAGGCGCATTAGACCGTACTCCGAGTACTTAACTTGTTCATTTCCCCATCTCTCACTCCAATCTTTGGTAATCATAGCTTCAGAAGCAAATGAATCCAAACGAATGGGAAATCCATTGGATAATTCATTTTGCAATTCCTCTAGATCTGAATACGCTATATCGTAGCGACAGAATAAGAACAAGAACGTTTCTTCGCAACATGTAACTTTGCGAGTCGCGTACTCATTGTATTCTTCATGGTGTGCCTTTACTCTATGAAATCGGCTTCTATATTCTTTATTAAGATATAAGCCACCAATTCCTGGCATATCTTCAAGACCGTTCGCCATACCTTTAAGGATACTAGCGAACTGGTCTTTGACTTGTTCATCCGAATAATGAAGATTTTTGTTGAAAAAGGTCTTGGCTAATAATTTCCCTGGCTTTGGAATTAACACATAACCTTCTTCAAACGGTACAAAAACTGATGAGCAAAACTCTACTTCATATTCATCGACTTTCCTGAGTTTCGCTACCAAACCATTA